GCGAGCTTGGGCTGTCTTAATAATTCCAGTTCCATTAAGAATAGCCATTGTATAATCTTCAATAGCGTTACGAACTGGGAAGCGTGGACCTCCGATAGTACCAAATGTCCAAACATCTACTGCATTCTCTGCAGTATTGCTAAACTGTGTACCAAGAACACGTGCGTGCCAAGACTCACGTGCTGCAAAACGCTGCATATCGCGTAATCCAATTACTCTGGAGAATTGTGATAGCTGGAAATCGTATAAAGCCATAGAAACACCATTGACAGCAGCAGGATCTATGCCGTCTGCTCCAAGAGTTCCAAATATAGCCCCACTAAATTCATCTTTTTCAAGGGCAGCTAGTAATATACGACCATTAGGAGTCTTATCTAGTCCAATAATATTACCAAGAGTAGACTGTACGCCCTTCATCATCTGCTTACGCTGACCTAAAGGAGCTGCAGCGTATATATCCTTAAATACATTAGCGTGATATGAACCTAAAGCCATACGAGCATAACGATAAAAGTCACGAGGAGCTGTACGCGCTGTGTGATCAAAGGCTTCATCATCAATTAAACCTGGAATAGGCGTAAACTTTGATTTAATTCTATCAAGACGGTTAGCCCAGTACTCAGGTTGAGATATTTTTAAGCCTTCACGAAACTCTTTAATACGTCCTGCTGTAGCAGCACCTGCCTCAGCCGCTGTAGTATCAACAGTACCAATGATAGTTGCAAGTAAGTCATCTACATCGGAGACTTCCATCGTTTCTAGAAGAGCGCGACCATCAGAATCTAGGTCAAATACTCTACGACCTGTAGTAAGAGCTTGAACTTTAGCTGCTTTGGCTGGAGTCATACGTGGAGCAAGTTTGATTCTACGTCCAGGCTGACCGTAAACCATCATTTCTAAAGCGTTAGCCTCAGAAAGGAAGTCTTTAGCGGTATCTAAATCAAATACTCCAGGACGCTTACGGCTATCTTTGCCAAACTTTCTAAAAGCCTGTATGAAATCATCATCTAATCCAGGCTCTAAGTCGTTAAGGGCTTTACGAGTTCTTAAAAGTTCTTCTGGATTTTTAGATGTTACTGCTTTATCATATTCATCAAAGGCTTTTGTGTAGCGAGTCCAAAAGTTTTCTACGGTTTTACGACCAAATACTGTCTTAGTATCAAAATACTTTTCAACTTTAGCGGCAGAACCAACCATATCCTGAAGGGCATACTTGCCAGTAACGCCAAGAGCCTTGGATCCACCTAGATAAATCCTGCGAGCTTTGCCTAATATAAGGGCTGGGTCAAACATAATACGAAAAGTCGCATCAACAGCACCAGAAATCCAAGAGTATAAAAGACCTTTACCTTCAAGGTCGCGTGGAAGAAGTGCATTAGCAACGTCTCTACCTGGAGAATACTTAGCAGCATTCATTTCCGCTACAGCATCACGCAGTAATGGATCTGTGATTTCACCAGTCTCAGACTGGATTGCTTCTGCTGCAATTCTTTTTTCTTGAGGTGTTTGCGCCTCAGCGTAAATAGTAGATGGATTTACTCCAGCAGCAATACGCTTAGCAACATTTACGTAAGCATTGCCATACCTTGAAACAGCTTTACCAACGCGGTCTTGTTGGAATACGTTTTCGCCGTCACGACCAACCTTAGCCCAAGCGTCTGCATAGTTTATATCTTCTTCTGCAGCAAGGCGACCTGCACGATAGATACGGGTCATTGAATCTGAGGCTAAATCTAATACATCAAATACAGTAGAAACTGATTTCTTTATTGGAGCAAAAGCATAATGAGCTGCAGTCTCTAACCAAGAACGGTTGATTGCTTCTGAGTCAGGTTTATTACTACCTGCTAAAGCAACTAAAGACTGTTGTTGATTCTTAGGAAGTTTAGAAAATTCATCTTCTGCATACTTACGTGGCAGGTTTGTTAAACGTTGGTGTTCTTTTAGTGCAGCAGCTAGGCCATCAATCTGACGTTTCTGGCTTGGATTAACACCAGCACGAAATGCTGCCTGTGTAAGATTAGAGTTCTCTGGCGTATATGCCATTACAAACCTCGTGCGACTGCTTGTTGATACAGAATTGCAATTTCGCCATCCGTATCATACGGAAGCATTGTTGATAAAATATCTGATAGACGTTCTGATCTTTGCTGATTTCCCATAATCTCAGGGCCAGCACCATCACCACTTCTGATACCTGTAGTAATAGGTTCATCGTTACGTTGAGATGGAGCATACAGCGGAGTTACTGGTTCCATTTGACTTGGAGCCATACCCATCTCGCTACGAGATGTTGGACGTACATCTGGAGTCTTAGCTAGTGGAGCTCCTGCTTTATTAGCAGCATTGGCTACACCTGAGCCGTACTCTGTTGATTCAAAAGATAAACCATCTGTTCTCTTGGAGAATTTACCAGGTCCTGATACACCTGCCATTGGCCCTCTAGCCATTTGGATCCTCCATCTTCTCTAAATCTGATGTGAATTGTTCCCATACTCTGGAAACCTTTGTTGTTCTATTTGCGTTATACACTGCTAAATCTAAAAGTTCTGATGCGAGCATCTCTACAGCTCGGACTATATTTACAAAGAAACCTGATACAACTACTAAGAAATCTGCGAGAGTGACAGAGCGTGGTACGAAATCTTTATCTTTATCCACGCTCTATCCTCTCACTATAAAACTAAGCCTTCTTGCCTTTACGAGCTTTACCTGCATAGCCAAATTCGACTTTGCCGCCTGCTGGCTTTGAAGTATCTTTCTTGCCCTCTGTTGGCTTTGCCATTGGAGCCTTTGCACGACCACCTTTTTTCATTTTACACCTCCCTACCCTGCAATAGATGCGAGTAATGACGCTATATCTGGACGAGAGCCAGCAGCAGGGGCCGCACCCATTTGTTCTGGAGTTGGCTGCGAGGCAGGAACGGGGGCCATACCTGCTGCTGGAACTTGTTCGCCCATCATTTCTGTTGGGACTTCTGGAGCTGGCTCTGGAGCAAATACTTCTTCAACTATCGTCTCAAGTTGTTTACCTTTTTGGCGACCCTTAATAACCTCGGCGATTCTAGAAACAATCTGAGAAGGATCTTGACCTTGGGCTGCAAGTGCTGGAATGGTCTGAGCATACTGAGCAACAGCAACGCGCAAAGAATCACGCATCTCTTCAATATCCACACGCTGCTCTTCTTGAGTGACATTTAACTCCATAGGAATTTCTCTGCGTACATAATCTCTTGATACCAGTTTGTCGCTTCGCATCTGTAGTAAAGCAATAATGGCATTGTTTGGATTCATACCAGACATAATGCCGTAACGAACATCTACACCATACTCGCCAGCAATCTGACGACTTGGTACATACTTCATATTAAACGGAGTACCGTCATCTACTCCCTTGATTTCCTTGGTCATAGAACCAAAGATTTTTTCATCTACTTCAAAGCAGAGAGATACTAGCTCAGTAAATAGTCTTGCAAACTGTGCTTGCGCTGCACGAACTTGAGTATCAAAGCCAGCTTGTAGGGCTTGTACTCCGCGACCTGTAATGATTGAAGCATCAACGTTACCGCTACGTACTTCTGGATAACGAGAACCTAAACGTAGTTCTCGCTCTAGAACGCTTGACTCAGTAAAGACTCCAGGTGGAAGTTCTAATGGAACACGGCGGATACCTTGCGGATTAGCAGAACGCATAATCGCATCAGGACCAAGTGCTAGTTCCTGTACATCTTGCGGAATAGCAATAGGTGCTTGGATAGACTTCTCTGCTGCTTGAATCTGTAGAACAGCAAAGCGAGCACGAGCAAGTTGTACTGCTAGAACATCATCAAACTGACCGCGTGCTTCTCCGTCTAGGGATGAACGCATTGCAACGCGGGCTAAACATTTTCCAATAGGATTTGGGATGTTAGCAAGAATTAGGTTATTACGCTCTGGTACGAAGATTAGATCTTGGTCTTTATCGTGGTAGCGTACTAATGAAATCTTTGGTGAACCTGTG